CGAGGCTGGCCTGACCGCGCGTGTGATCGATCACAGTCTCTTGCGGGTGCATGATCGCGAGAAACCCGCCCCGACCGTCGAGGCCGCCTGAGCGCGCCGCGCTGCCGGTATACCCGCCGCCGTCGAATTCAGGGACCGTCAAGGCATTCCCAAGGGCGCCGAAGATGCTGCCCATGGTTCCGCCGCTGTTTGCCAGCCCGAGAAAGGCCTTCTGTATCTGCACCTGCGCGAGCTGCGTGAGGAGATCGGCGACGGCCTCCTTGGCGCTCTTGGAGCCGTCGATCACGCTCATGAAGAGATCGGCCACCGCCAGCGCGCCCGCCTCGACCGTCTCGTTATAGTCCTGCCAGGCCTCCTCGCCCTCGCGGACGGCCTCGGTCATCTCGCGGAACCATTCGGGGATCTCCTCGACGGCCGAGCCACCACCGCCGCCCGGCGAGCCGCCGCCCGCCGGCGGGCTGAGATAGCCGAAGTCGGGATCGATCGGCCGAGGTGGCGGGCGCGGTGCGGTGCGGGGCGCCTGGTCGGTCTGCGAGGACCAGTTGCCGTAGTTCTCGACGTTGCCGGTATTCCCGCGCGGATCTTCGGTGCGGGCCAGCTCATCGACGACAGATCCGCCGGGCAGCTGAGCGCGCAGATTGGCGGCGGCCGTCGCGGCGTCGACCAGGCGATCGATCACGCCCCCGATCGCCGCGTTGACGTTCGAGAACTCGATCAGGTCGATCGCGTCGATCTGCGCGAATGCGCCCTTGGCCTGCATCATCAGGCTGCGCATCTGGTCTTCGAAGTCGGACCCCGCGATCGTGCCTTCGTCCATGCGATCGGTCAGCTCGCGCATCGCCTCGGCCACGTCGGCAAGGCTGTCGGCCGAGCTGGTGTAATCCCAGGCGCGCAGGAGTGTGGAGGCTTGCTCGAGCACCGGGATGAGCGCCTGCCCCCGATCGGACAGGTCGGAGTAGATCTCCTTCAGCTCGTTGATCGCGTCGGCATTGGCGGAGACGCCTTCGGGATCGCCCTCGAGCGCGGTCGACACGCCCTCGCCCAGGATGTTGCCCGCCTCCTCGGCCGTGCGAAAGAGCTGGTCGAGCTCTGTCCGCATGGTGACGATGCCCTCGACCGCGTCGGCTGTCTCGACCGCCACGGTGCGGAAGAAGGTCGAGGCCCGCGTGGTCAGCTCACCCCAGCGCCGATCGAGCTCGGCCGCCTTGGCGATCATCTCCTCATCCATCACGGCCCCGACCTCGCGGGCCCGGTCCATCGTGCGGCGCAGTCCCGCTGCGCCCTGGTCGACCAGTTCGACGAACCGCTCGCCGGCCGAGCCGCCGAAGACCTCATCGGCCACCCGGATCCGGGCGGCGGTGTCGAGCTCGCCCATGCGGTCGATGATGTCGAGGAGAAGCTCGGACGGGTCCTCGAGCGCCTCCTGCAGCTCCTCGGCCCGGAAGCCCAGGCGACGGAAGGCCTCGGCCGCGGGACCGCTCCCGGTGACCACGAACTCATCGGCGCGCAGGTTGAGCTCCTTCAGCCCGTCCGTCATCTGGTCGATTCCGATGCGGTTGCGCTCGGCGACGAAGGCCCATTGTTGGAAGGCCTCGACATTGACTCCGGCCCGTCGCGCCTCATCTCCGATCGCGGCGACCCCGCGCACGGTGCGGGCAAGGTTCGTGGTGAAGATCCCGAATGCGGCCGTGATGGCGGTCCCGGCGAGGCCCGCGACGAAGGCTTTTGAGAAGACGCCGATCCGCGTGGTCGTGGTGGCGAGCGCCTGGTTGATCCGTCCGGTCGACCGGACCATGTCGGCCTGCATCGCGCCGGTCGCGGTCTTGCTGCCAGAGCGGAGGCGCTGATAGCTGCGCGTTCCGGTCTGTTCCGCCCGCTTCATCCGCTTCTCGAATTCGGCGATGCGCGCCTCGAGCGCGACGACAAGCCGTTCCTCTTCCATCGCCTCGCTCCTCAGGTTGTCCAGAGATCATCGGTGAACCACTCGGCGGCGGTCACGAACTCCGCATCGCGCGCGGCGCAGCGCGCCACGGCCATCGCGCAGGCAACGGCCCCGTCGATCTTGTCGCCCGACTTGCCCTTGTGGAATGAACGGTTGCCCGCCGGGTCGACGCGCAGCTGAATGTTCGAGAAGTTCCACCGCAGGACCGGGTGCCCGCCGTGGCGCAGCCTGCCCGCGAGGATGGCGCGCTCGAGCTCCTTCACGGCCGGGGCCATGGTGACCCATCCCTGCCGGAACTCGGCGACGGTGATCCCGTCCTCGGCGAGGTTCGCCATCATGTGACGCCCATAGGTCGGGTCGAACGCGACCTCGCGCACCTGGAAACGGGCGCAGAGCTCGCGGATATGCTCCTCGACCGTCTTCAGGTCGACCGTGTTGCCAGGCGTCGGGATGATATGGCCGTCCTCGGCCCACGACACGTAATCGACACCGTGCTTGTCGCCGAGGCGGCGGATGTTGTCCTCCGGGCAGAAGAAGAAGGGCATCACCTGGTATTCCTCGCCGTCGCCCCAGCAAGCCACCACGGCCGTCAGGTCTTCATTCTTGGAGAGGTCAACGCCGATCCAGCACGGCTCCTGCAACATCTCGAGCTCTTCGAGATCCACCTCATGCGCGCCCTGGTCATAGACAGCCATCTCGACGAAGGGCGAGGTCGACTGGTCGTGCCAGACATTGAGGTTGAACTGCAGGAAGCTGTCCCGCTCGAACGGGGAATGCTCGGCCTTGCGGGCCTTGTCCCGGAAGGCTTCGAGGTCGGGATAGCCATGGGCAAGGCCGGGGTTAACCGCGTGCCAGAGCGCCTCGTCGCGCCAGTCGTCCTCGCGCTCGGCCATGAAGATCACGGGCAGGGTCGCGGGATCGTGGATCTCGCCCTTCTGCACCTTGATCGCATACTCGACCGTCTGCCAGGCGAGGTTCTCCTGCCCCCGGCCGGAGGTCGAGGCGACGATCATGAGGGTGCCGGGCACCTTGACCAGGGCGGAATCGAGCGCCTCCCACTGACTTCTGCCCGCGCGGCCCTCCCAGGCGTGCAGCTCATCGGCGATCACGACGTTGGGCGTCTTGCCGTGCTGCACCTTGCCGTCCGAGGCGATCGCGATGTAGCGCGAGGACCGCGCCGCGCAGGCGATGCGCGAGACATACTCGCGGACCTCGAGGCGATTCATGAGCCGCTTGTCGGAGCGGACGATGAGGGCAGCCTCGTTGAAGAGCTCGAGCGCCTGTTCATGCGCCGAGGCGGCGGAGATGATCAGGTGTCCCGGCATGCTTTCCGGTCCGACCAGGTGCAGGAGCGTCAGGCCCGCGCAGAGCGCCGTCTTGCGGTTGCCGCGGGGCAGGAGGAGCACGACGCGCCGGACGATGCGGCTCCCGTCGGGATGCCGGGGCCCGTAGATGCGCCGGACGATCGCTTCCTGCCACGGGTCGAGCTCCCAGGGGTGCCCGGGTTTCAGGCTCTTGGGGTGCCGCAGCATGCGCAGGAACTTCACGGCCCTCTCGCCGTGGCCGAGGGGATCGTCGACCGGCTCCGGCGTGGTGGTCCAGGACGGCACCAGCATCAGGAGCTCCACCCGTAGAGATCGTCGCCGTCGTCGTCGTTCTCGACCGACGGCCGCGATCGCGACACCGGCGTGCAGCCGAGCTCGGCCGCGAGAAGGCGAGCCTGCGTCATTGCGCCGTCGCGCACCGATACTGCCGGGTTCTTGCGGATCGAGACGAGGACCGCCTCACCGTCCTTGTCGATCTTGAAGACCTTCTGGATGGCGCCGGACTTCTGGATTTCACGATCCATCTCGCGCACGGTCCCGACGGCCATGCAGTAGGATTCGAGCGTGCCGCAATCGGCCTCCGAGAGGATGCGCCGCTGCGCCAGGATCGGCACGATCCGCTCCCACTCCTCGCGGGCATCCTCCGACAGGAAGTCGGGCGGCGGGCGCTCGCCGAGGCTGTCGCGCTCGATCCGGATATGGGGCTTGCGACCGCGCATCAGGCCACCACCTCCCGCGCCACGCACCTGAGCTCGAGGCCCTGCCGCCAGCCGATCGGCGCGACCTCGCGGATATCGAAGGCGCGGCCGTCGTACACGACGCGGTCGCTGGTCAGGATGCCGTCGAGATACCGGGTGCGGAACGTGATCAGCTCATCGGTCGCGGCCCCTTGCTCGCGCAGGAACTCCTCGGCCGTGCGGCGGACGATCTCGGCGCGCAGCGTCACGACGAGGGACCAGGTCCGCGCGGGCGTGCCGTAGCCGTTAACCGTCTCGGTCGCGCGCTCGACGTCGATCAGGTGAATGAGCTTGCCGGACTTCATGCGGCGATCTCCTCGACCGTGACGTCGGCCGTCAGGACGCCGTGCATCGTCTCGCCGTTCGGGTCGCGCATCACCCGGCCACTCGAGATCCGCCAGTCGACGCAATGGAACCCCGCGCCCAGCTCGAGGCGTTCGGCCCGAACGGCGGCGAGGACGGCGGCGCAAATCGCCTTGACCCCCTCGAGCGACGGCCCGTTCTGCCAGACATGCAGGGTGTGCAGCACGCGCACGACGCGCGCGGTCGTAAAGGTCGCGAAGGGCTG